GGTGGAAGTAAAAGAGGTAGAGCAATGTTTACTGACTCTTTTGCACCAGCAGAATGGAGTTTTAGTACTTACATGAGACCAACTGTATCTGGCACTGGTAGTGCAACAACAGCTACAGATGGTGTGACAAATGGTCAACATGGTGGTAATGCAGATAAATTTGCAATAGAAGGACCACTATGGGCAGCTATGTCAGCAAATACTTATGATAGAGCAACAGGTGCAAGTAGTGCTGATAAATCAGACTATGAGCCAAATGTATTTAACTTTGCTAATTCAAACCAAGTAACATTGGGTGTATTTGACTTATTCTTTGTACTAGGAGCATCAAAAGACTCAGAAGGTAATACTTATACAACTGGAACAGACGGAGTTACAGTTTACAAACTTGCAAATTGTTCAGTAGGCTCAGCTTCTATTGACTTTGATATTGAAGGACTAGCACAAATTGCTTGGTCTGGAAATGGACAAAGTATTGAAGAAGTTGCTTCTTTAGAAACAAGAGCAACAGATAGTGGTAACAGTATTACTGGTACTACTACACTAGGTATTGTTAATGAGGGCATAAGCTCAACAAGTAACTATATAAGACAAAAACTAACAGACTTAGCAATCACTTTTGACCATTCGGCTTCGACTGGTACATTAGGAGCATTGGCAGTTGATGGGTCAAATGATGTAACTTATAATGTTACATTAACAGGTGGTAATATTACAATCGAAAATAATCTTACTTACCTAACACCAGAAACACTAGGTTCAGTTAATGTCCCATTAGGACATGTAATGGGAACAAGGTCAGTATCAGGTAACTTTACTTGTTATCTAAATGATACTGCAAATAGTTCACTCGATTTATTCGAGAGACTACAAGAATCAAGAGGTGTGATAACAAATGCTTTCGATTTAGCATTTAGCATTGGAGGAAGTGGTAATACTCCTAGATGTACAGTCGATATAGACAAAGCACACCTTGAATTACCATCGCATAGCTTTGAAGATGTGGTTTCAGTAGATGTAGCCTTCCACGGCTTATCAACTGATTTATCTTCATCAACTGCGGCTAACGCAACGAATGAAGTTAAACTTACATACACAGCTAGCTAATTAAATTAAACTCGGGAGGGGTAAAACCCTCCCACTTTACAGGATAAATTATGACAGAAACTAAACAACCAGTATCACTTAAGAGTTTGTTAACTCCAAGCAAGACTGTTTCTATAGAGTTTCCAGGTTTAGATGGGTTTGAAGTCAATCTTACTTATCTTGCTAGAGAAGAATTACTTAAATTAAGAAACAGAAGTGTAACACAAGTTTTAAATAAAAAAACTAGGGCTTACGAAGAACAGCTAGATAATGACAAGTTCTTAACAGAATACTGCAAAGCAATTATCAAAGGCTGGAAAGGCTTAAAGTATAAATACTTAGAAGAGCTTCTATTGGTAGATACAAGTACAGTAGACCCTGAAGACGAACTTGAATACAACATTGAAAATGCTGAGCTTCTTATGAAGAACTCAGGCGAGTTTGATAACTGGGTTTCTGAAACTGTTGGAGAACTAGAAAATTTTACGAAAGTCAAGTAGAACTAATACTTGACCTACTTGATAAACAGTACTCCGATAAATTTCTCGATATTGATAAGTATTTATTAGTATGTGAGCAGTTAGGACAAGAACCTGACCCCGATAAAATGCCTCCAGAACTTTCGGATTTTCCGTTAGAAGTTCAACAGGCATTTTTATTGCATAGTTACCTACATGACCAATGGGATGGTATGTCAGGTATGTATATGGGGAAAGACTTATCTGCTCTTGGAACATTACTAGATATTTTAGAAATCGAGGAAAAAAAGACAGTTGTCTTTTTCTTGAAATGTATCGAAGATAGAAATGCTAACCAAATAAATAATAAGGTCGCAGAGCGGCAAAAGGCTAAGCAAAGCAAATTAAGGAAATAGATGGCAAAGGTAAAAGGAGGAACTATTACATTTGAGATTACTGATAATGGTAGTCTTAAACTAGTAGAGAAAAACTCAAAGAAAGCAGCACAATCAGTTAAAAGAGTCGGGCAGTCTGCCCACAGTGCTGACCGTGCCTTAAAAGGAGCCGCTCAGGCTTCATCAGGTGCATCCAAAAACTTTTCTAAAATGTCACAAGGCATCACAGGAGGCCTTGTGCCTGCTTATGCAACATTAGCAGCTAACCTTTTTGCTGTAGACGCACTCTTTAGATTCCTAAAATCATCAGCAGACTTTCGTGTATTAACTCAAGGACAAACAGCGTTTGCTGCTGCAACTGGTGTCGCCTATCAAAGTTTAGCAAAAGATTTACAAGCTGCAACTCGTAATATGGTTAGTTTTAGAGATGCCGCACAAGCAGGTGCTATTGGTAGAGCCGCAGGATTATCTGCAGGACAGCTAAATGAACTAGCAGATGCAGCATTTACAGTATCAACTGCTCTTGGTAGAGATGTTACAGATTCATTTAATAGGTTAATACGAGGTGTAACAAAAGCAGAACCAGAACTTTTAGATGAACTTGGTATTGTATTAAGATTAGAAGAAGCTACAGTAAAATACGCAGCTGCTCTCGGTCTAAATAAAAACCAGTTATCTATCTATCAAAAATCACAAGCAGTCGTGAATGAGGTTCTTGACCAAGCAGAAACTAAATTTGGTAAAATTAATGAAATAATGGAACCTAATGCTAACGCAATTGCACAGTTAGGTGTTGCTGCAGAAGGAGCTATCGATGCTATTAGACCTATTATTTCAGCAATAGCTGAACCTGCTGCATCTTTTTTCAAAGATAATGTTACAGCAACAATTACTGCTTTAGGTTTATTTGCAACAAGCATTATAAATTCAGTTATTCCAAGTATTGGCGAATTAAAAATAAGACAAGCAGAACAATCACAGGCACATATAGATGACTTGAAAAGAATGCAAATCGAATATGATAAGTTAGATGCAAAGAAGAAAAAATTAGGCGGGCTACCTTTCCAAGAAAAAGCTAAAAAAGCTATAGGAAAGAAAAAATTAGGAATGATTGGTGGTGAGTCTGCAAGAAAACTTGAAAGAGGAGAGGCACTATCAGCTAGAGAAGTAGGAGCAATTAAAGGTCAAATAACAAAAAGAGCCGATGAACTAGGTATAAGTGAAAAACAAAAACAAAGAATTTTTAAACAGTTAGACCAAGTAAAAGGTAAAGCAAGTGTTACAACTCAAAAAATAAAACTTAGTACCAAAACTATGGGTACTTCTATGCAAATGCAATTTAAAAAGATACAGATGGCAGGTGGTACTGCTTTCGCTTTCTTAGAAAAACAAGCAAATAGACTTACTAGAGCAATGTCAGGACTTATGTCAGTAATGGGATTTCTTGGAACAGCATTTCTTATTTTCCAATTAGCAAAAGGTGCATACGATAAGTTTTTTGGTCCAGATACTGAAGCTATTGACAGGTTTACAAATAAAGCTAATGAAGCTAAAAGTTCTATAGAAGGATTAAATGCAGAATTATTTAAAATGGCAGAAGTTCGAGAAAGAGGACTTATAAGAGGTACAGCAGACGCTACAGTTCATACTTTTGAAGCATTACAAAGTGCTAGTTTAACAAAAAATCTTGCAAATTTTGAACTACTAGCTGAGCATGCTGACAAAAATCGTGGAGCTTTTGCAGGAGTATCACAAGAATTAGCAAGAACTTTCTTAGCACTTAGCGGCATGGATGCTAGATTTGAAGAATACTATGACCAAGTAGCTAGAGGATTACCTTTAACAGAGGACCAAAAGGAAAGTTTAGCAGAACTTACAAGTGAGATTAATAATTTAGGAGCTGCTTTTAAACAATTAAAACAAGTAGAAGGAGAAGTAGTAAAAGAACAAAATAGGTTAGTACAATCTTTACCAAAAGTACCTTATCAAGGTATGATATTATTAATTAAACAACAACAACAAGCTTATCAAGATTTAGTAGATAACGGATTAACTGAATATAGTGCTCACTTGGAAAATGCAACAGCAAGATTGGAATATTTTAATTTAATCCAACAAGAAAGTTTAGAAATATTTAGACTAGAACAAAAATTAATAAGAGCAACTAAATTTAGTTTCCTTGCAGGTACTAATCCAAAAGAAATTCAGTTTTTACAACAAAAATTAAACTTTGAAAAAGAACTAAATAAAGAAAGAGATATACAAAACCAAATAACATTAGCCAGAAAAGACCCAGGCTCTCCTGAAATACAATCACTTGACCTTCAACTGAAGAAGCAAAAAGAAATTACAGAAACTGCAAGACTTAGTATGGAAGCTGCTAAAGTACAAATGAATGATATATTCATGACTTACAACGAATTATACAAAGGATTAGAAAGAGATTTAGGAAATGCTATTGGAGCAGCACTACGAGGTGATAGTTCAGGATTTAAAAAGATTGGAGAAAATTTTGCAAAAACTTTAACAGATGCTATCGGACAAGGTCTTTCAAAACAATTAATGGATGACTTAATACCAGAAGCATTAAAACCTGAAACTGTTCAATCACAAATTATAAAAGGCTCAAACTTTCATGCACAAGAAGTACAGTTATCTATAGAAACAGGCGCTAAATTTCATGCAGAAGCTATAGATGGAGTAAATGCAGCTAATGAACAAGCATTGTCTAAATTAGTAAATCAGATAATTCAATCAGGAATTGATGTAAATAAAGTAAGAATAGCTAATTTAGATACTGAAAGAACATTTGCTGACACAGAAGCTAAAAAATTTGCAGGGATGTCAACTACTGAAGGTATAGAGAAATTTCAAAAAGATAACCCTGAACTATTTGCAGAAGAAGCTAGAAAACATTATATATCAACTTTATCAGGAGATGAACTAGGTGATTTTAGAGAAGGCGAAAGACTTAAAAAATCATCAGATGCAAGAATTAACTATCTAAACCAAGTAGACCCTATGACAGGTATACAAAGAAAACTTAGCCCAGATGGTATCGGTCATATGATAGACGCACTAGAAGATAGAAAAACATCGCAAGACTTACTTAAAAATACACAATCAGAAGAAGAAATGATATCTAATTACTTCGGATTCTTAAATGCTAGGACTATGGAAGCAAGTGAAAAAGCTAAAGAATATAATAAAAAAGTTGAACAATTAGACCTTGAGATAGACACTTTAGAAGCTGCAAATACAGCAGCAGCTGGAACAAAAGTAGATGAAACTCTAAGAGCCACTACTAGTGTGGAAGGCGGGCCTGCAACTGTTGCTGCAAACAAAGCTAACAAAGAAGCAGAAGAAAACACAAAGAAAGGTGGAGAAAACTTAGATAAGTTTAGTACTGGTCTAAATCAATTTGCAGGTACTATTGGTATGTTTATGGCATTAGCAGGAGAAGACCAAAAAACTGCAAAACTTATGGCAGCTGTAGCAAAGATACAAATGGCTGTAGCTATTGCTGACCAAGTGAGAGTTGCAATGGAAACAAAAGGTGGAGTACTAAAACAGTTTGCAGCTTTATTTGGATTCGGCGGTGGCGGTGGCGCTAGACAAGGTGGTATTATGTCTAAGCATGGTCGTTCCTACTCTCAAGGTGGTATAGCACACGGTCCTAGTTCAGGATATGGTGCAGTGCTTCATGGTAGAGAAGCTGTGATTCCACTTCCAAATGGAAGAAGTATACCAGTTGAGATGGGTAAAGGACAAATGGGAACAAATAATACAAATATTACAGTTAATATGGCAGAAGGAAGCTCAGAAGTAACTAGTGATGGCTCAAAACAACTTGCACAAGCAATTGACGCCGCAGTACAAAATACATTAGAAAGAGAAATGAGACCAGGCGGAATATTAGGAGGAGGTTAAGATGGCATTAGGATTTAGTACAGGTTCATCCTTCGGTAGTAGAACAATAGTACCAGATAAAGGTATGAGTAAAAGCAATAAACCTGTTATTTTTAAAGCTGAATTTGGCGATGGTTATGAGCAAAGAATTGCAAATGGTATAAATAATTTAAAACAAGAATTTGGAGTATCTTTTGCGACTAGACCAAAAGCAGAAATAGATGACATTGTTGGATTTTTTGAAAGTACAAATGGAGTAACTGCTTTTGATTTTACATTTGCAGATACAAATGCAAGTGGTAATGAGGAAACTGTAAAAGTATATGTATCTACTTTTGACCAAAGATGGGTATATGATGATTTCTATACTTGTACAGCAACTTTCGTAAGGGTATATGAAGCATAATGGCAGAGAATATTGTAGCAAAAGACTTACAAAAACTTGACCCAGGCTCAGAACTGGTTTGTTTGTATGAGCTAGAATATTCAAAAGGAAATTTTATTTACTTTATGTCAGGTCTCGATACTGACCTAACTACAGTTCAAATGAGAGATTACAATGATAATTCTCAAATCAATACTTATATTGCTATACCAGCAAAATTGCAAGGATTAGAATATAAAAATGATGGAGCTATAGCTAGACCTACAGTAACTATTGCAAATGCAAGTAATGCTTTTTCAAATGCAATCGGTACTATAGATTATGATTCTTTTTTAGGATTAAAATTTATTAAGAGGACTACACTAAAGAAATATCTTCATGGAGAAAGTGGAGCAACAAATCCACCAACAGAATTTCCAAGAGATATTTATTTAATGGATAGAATAAAAGCAAAAACAAAAATATCTGTTACTATAGAATGTGTTGCACCTTTTGATTTAGAAGGAGTAAAAATACCAGCAAGAAACATATTACCAGATAGATGTCCTTTTATTTATCAAGGGGCAGGAGACCATGTTGATAATTTTAAAAAAGCACAAAGTGGTTGTACTTGGCACTTAGAAGGAAAGTATAAATCTCGTGTAGCAGCATACGCTGATGGAACAGAATATACTGTTTATGTAAATATTGATGATGAGTATATTATACCAAGTAGCACTAGTTTTTCACTTTATACTAGTGGAGCAGTAACAGCCGATGCTTACTATAGAACAACAAAAACAATTACAAGGTACAATGCAAATGGTACTACAAGTAGTGTAACAGCAAATAACTATTGGCAAGCTGTAAAAAATAATAATGCACCAGGGACACCTTCAGATACTAACAGTGCATTTAAAAGAGTAAGAGTATTCTCAGCATATTCTCACGGAACAGAATATTTTACTTTTAGTGATGATAGGGATAACAGTTATGTAACTTTTACAGATAATACTGCTAGTTCCTCTACTAATGGGAAACTTTTACTATGGAAAGCATCAGCACCTAACCAGAATACTCATCCCGTTCCAGGAGACGGTGTATGGGAAAGAGGAGATGGCTGTAGTAAACGAACAGAAGGATGTAAAATGAGATTCGGATTTGCCCCTAAATCAGTAGGCACAGCAACTTCAACTGGTAAAGCAAGTACAGATACAGATGCAAAATTACCATTTGGAGGATATCCTGCATCGAAGGCGTTTCAATGATGGATGAGATTTATGCACACGCTGGTAGAGAAGCACCACGAGAATGTTGTGGACTTGTTATACAGGATGGGAATAATGAAAAATATATTCCACTTGAAAATATCTCCACAGAAAAAGATGAGTTTGAAATTGACGGAAAGACTTTCCTTTCATATCAATTGAATTCAAAAATAAAATATGTAGTCCATAGTCACTATGGCTCAAATTGTCGCCCAAGCAAAGTCGACAAGATACAATGTCGTGAGGTAGGAATTCCGTATTTAATCGTTTCCTATCCCGAGAAAGATTACACAATTATACAACCATGACAAGAAACATTTACTTAAAAGGAAGAATGGGTAAACTATTCGGAGAGAAGCATAGACTGAACTGCAAGACAGTACAGGAAGCTATGCATGCTATAGATGTGATGAAAGGCGGTATGCGACAATACCTTATGGATTGTACTGAAAATGGAGTGCATTTTACAGTTCAGAAAGGAGAAGAATTTTTAGACCAACAAGAAGTAGGATTAGAACTAGGAAAAGATGATATAATTATAAGTCCAGTACCAAAAGGTGCTGCTAATGATATCGTAAAAATAATTGTAGGAATAACTCTAATGATTATTGGTTTTACAGTTGACCCAAGTGGTAATGCAGCCAAGGTTGGTTTGCAAATGTTAGCAACAATAGGTGCTAATTTAGCTTTATCAGGAATTATAGGATTAATGACGGATGACCCTGAAGAGCTTAATGAGGAAGAATCAACTTTATTTAACGGCCCAATCAATAATACAAAATCTGGAATACCAGTACCTCTAGCTTATGGAAGAATGGAAGTTGGAGGAGCAGTAGTAAACTTTGGATTCACAGATTACAGAATTACA